CCCGCATCCAATATTTCCACTCGCCCAAACAACATCGGTGACACACGTGCATTGTACAATACAGTACCCACGCTGTCAGTCGTGGACCAACCGCCCATGACCAACGTGGACCTCTTCTTAGCAATGTAATCAATTGACATTTGATCCTCATCGCCCAGACCATGCATGCCTGGGTCAATAGACAGTTCCTGTTTGGGATCCAGTGCTAGCTTTTGCACGGGCGTACCTATCTCGCTCGAAGCCAGATGCACACCCACGACTGGCACCACAGCATGCACATCATCAATAACAGGTGTATTGGTGAAACCAAACAGACCCGCCATGTTGGCAAGGGCACCAGCGCCAATGGACGTGGCCTTGGCAAATTTTCCTATCACTGGTACTCCAGACAATGCAGCGGCAGCTGTGGCCACGGCTTTTGCAGGCGCTGAAATAACACCATCGTACTCATCACGCGCTTGCAGCGTCAACTCGGCAGTGGCTCCGCCCAATTCCACATCTTCAAGCCACGCAAAGGTGCTGATTGATACTGAGCTTGAACCTGTGGCCGAAGCCACTGTCAAGGGAAAAGCCACGTAATAGGTCAAAACGCCCATGGAGCGGACGTCATTGGCATTGCGGAGAGGTAACCAATTGGTGTGTCGGAAAAAAGGCACATGAATCTCGCCACCAGAATTGTCGGCAGGTAACACCCATGCGCCGGGGAGTTGACTGTAAGGCGCAATCAGTGGCAAATTAGACACTGGATTGGTGCGAATCTTCGTGGTTCGACTGCCCGTTCCAGCAACATTCACGTTGGGTTCATACGCAACGCGCATACAACCATAATGAAATGGTGTGGCGTTGATTATGACCTTCACGCACAACTTAGCACGTAAAAAAGCATAATTGTTCAGCTTGTTCCTAATTACTGCATTGTTCAAATACAGAAACCAGGGCTCGATCGCGCTACCAAGAACTCCATTGCTGGTGGCAGTGGTCCAATTCCTAGTGTCGATCAGAGTTGGTCGACGCAAGAAATGTTCCAAGCTTGTGTTCAAAGTTCCTCCGGAAGAAGCGATACCACTGTATACATACGCCGTGTCACTGACTTGTCCGGTGGAATTGTCCACAAACGTCACAACCTCAGATGTCTCAGTGCCACCATTGACTGGCAAATCTTGCACGTCAGACGACTGCAACTCAAAGGTCTCATTCTCGTCCCGCGGAGCGACCTCATGCTCCTTGGGCTGGGTGGTTCTTTCAGTGACCACCTCAACTGTTCCACTTCCACGGGTGGACTCCTCAAATTTGCTGTTCGCAAGTCGTTGATTCAGAACAGGAGGCGACTTAGTCTCCTGCCCAGTACTAGTTGTCAGGCTAGCTGGGGATTGCTCCCCCAAGAATCTCACTACCAATTGATCATACGTTGGTAGAGGCTGCGTTTCCGCATAAAAACTGTAGGGTTCCTCAGAGAGGATCTCCAGGAAAAAACTCCGTTTTTCTTCAAATGTCTGCTTACCATAGAAAAAGTACTCATCGTTAGCGGCTGTAATAACCCTCAACATGTGAGCATACTCATCCAGAGTATCAGACGGCTTCCAGACTGTAAGAGATTTAATAATAGATTCTTCATCCAAAGGGCACAGAAAATTCTGCACATCTTCATCCCAGCGCCACTTGCGCTTCAGGAAGGAGACCTCATCGATGTGAATATAAGCAATACTCTTACTCG